CTAGATTAGACTAATAGAGCAGCGAAGCGATTGCAGAGTACATGTGGAATGTCCTTAAGCATGTACCCGTTAGGTGGGAGGCCAGCGGACCCGGCTCTACTTCCAGCGCCCGATAAGACGCAGGATTTCAACCTCATGATTACAATAACACTACTTTACCTCATAATTCGTATTACCTTTTATATATGGAAAAAGATGAACGAGAGATACTACTCCGGCCAGAGTCAGTATCTCTCAAAAGTAGGAGATTTTGTTAACATAGTTGATCAGGTAGAGACGGACGCGGACCAGTATGATGACCACGAGGATAAGGGTATCCTCTTCATCAAGAGAGCGGGCGACGGTGTTGGAATAACCACGGTGAAAAGGCGATCAGCATTTCACAGGTTCTTCCTCCGCAAACTAAGGGAGAATCATCATGTTGATGATTACCCCAACACTAGCGGAAACCGTCGTATCTTGAAGAAGAGATTGGTAAGCCTATTTCGTGAGCATTGTAAGGGATTACGCACAAAGGATATCGAAGATAATTCTAATCTCATTATAGAGAGTTTCTTCGTGCCCAACCGCATTGATCTTGATGTGGTTGCGTTGCGTAATTCCTACGTGGTCAACGAGCGTATTAACCAATACCAGGGAGGAAATCTGTTATGGTTTGACTTCCAGTGGTGGTTGAACGGATACACTCGTTGGCTGCGATCGGGTAGGGCGGTAGGCCCCCCGACTGGGAATCCGCTCGCATGAGGGGGCCCTGTGTTAGTACCGGCTACGGATTGTGTCTATGTAGATGCACCAATCCATAGTGAGATGACGGTACGAGCATATGGGTCCCCTATAAGGATACCAGAATGCACGGCTTTTAATGGTTTAGGCCGGACAGCGTTGGTATCCTTCTTTGGAAACAGCATCCATAATCTCGTTCACGCGGTGAAGCTACGTGTGTTCTGTAGAAAAGTTGGAGAGGAATACTGTTTTATTAGTTCCACAAGCCATGATCCAGGTCTATATCAGGCAAATGATTATGGATTCGAAGCAAAGTTTATGCAGGAAAACGTCGCTCTCGCCCCGATGAACACGATTGAATTCGTGTCTTCATATCAGGGCCATCGACGTGTCCGCTACGCAGAGGCTGCTGAGAGTCTAGAACATTACCCACTCACAAAGGAAGATGCCAATTGTAAGTGCTTTTTGAAGAAAGAGAAGGATATTAGATCTGACAAACCCGATGCGGTGCCGCGAGTCATCACCTTCCCAGATCCACGTTATGGGTTGGAATTCGGTAAGTTTGTTAAACCGGCAGAACACGTCTTGTTCCAAAGTATAGACAATGTATTCGGTAATGTCACAGTGATGAAAGGAAAGAATTATGATCAGGTAGGGGCAATAGTTGAAGAAAAGTGGAACATGTTTGCAGATACATGTTCAGTGGATTGCGACGTTTCTCGTCTCGATAGTTCCATTAGTAATGAGGCTCAGAGGTTGTACCATAAGTACCTCCAGAGTTTTTACTATGGCCAGGATAGAGATGATTTAGCGCGACTTTGTGAGTTTCAACTAGATGTTCAAGTAGAAGGTAGAGCCCAGAATGGGACTATATCATTCCCGAGCCAGGGTTTAGGATCCGGCCAGATGAATACATCGCAAATGGGTGTATTCATTGTTTGTTATATAGTACACAGTTGTATGGAGAAATACGATCTACGACTTGAAATGATTAATTCAGGAGATGATTTCAGTGTGATAGGGGAGAAGAGAGATGTTATGAAGTATGTACAGGTTGCTAAAGCTCATTTCGCACAGTTTAATATGGTTTTGAAGATGGAGGATATGGTTGATTATATAGAGGGCATAGAATTTTGTCAAACACACCCGGTCAAGGGATCCGATGGCAAGTATAGGATGTGTAGAAACCCTAGAACAGCCTTGGTTAAAGACTCGGTGTCAATAGATAGATTAGATGTTCCTTCAGCCAAATCCAAATACCTTAAATCTATTTCAGACTGTGGGAAAGCAACACATGGTGACATGCCAGTTTTCAGGAGTTTTTATCGTTCGCTTGGTCGGGCCGCTAAACAGCTAAACGACAAGGTTTTTACCAAGCGAGGACGTAAGTCCCTTTCCAAGCGAACAAGAATAGATAACTCCATGTTTTACTGGGGTAAAGACATGAACCGTGAATATGTAGATAATATTGATGAGTCAGTACGTTTCTCTTTCTTCCTAGCCTTCGATATAGACGCAGTAGAACAGCGTTACATTGAGTCATACTATGATGAATTTAAGTATGACGACTCGTGCCTAGAGGACCAACAACTAGGCGATGTGTTCGAATGGTAGGTGACTGGCAAAGAGCCCCCCACCCAGGGTTATGGTATTGGGTCGACTGGTTAAGGCCCAAAACGTTCCGAGAGGGTAAATATTTACGTGCTAAACAGAATGCCGAGAGACTGCACGGAGCCTCGAACAGATCCAGTCGATGTACAGTCCGGGTTTGGCGTTTTACCTGGATCCAATAGAAAAACGCAAATAACATGGTTAAGAATATTAAGAAGAATAAAGTGAACAACAAGGGTAGAGCAAAGAAGGTTAAGATGACTCCTCCTCCCCCAATGCCCACAAGAGAAAAGTCTGTCCTCTCCAGTCTCGGCGCCTTGACCCTTAGGGGTCTCGGCGCTGCGGCTGGAGGCATACTTGGTAATCCCAGTTTAGGATACCAAGCAGGGGCAGGCATCTCAAAGTGGATGGGTATGGGGGATTATGAGTTGACCCAGAATTCTATCATTGAGAAGTATAGTAAAGGTGTGCCATTTATGCACCGCTCAGGTCAGACTACGCGAGTACAACATCGGGAATACATACAAGATGTCATAGTTTCAACCACGGCTGGGCAGTTTTCGACTGCCCAGTTCCCATTGAACCCAGGCATCTCAACTACTTTCCCGTGGTTGTCCGTTTTAGCACAGCAGTATCAAGAATACACCTTTAAAGGGTTGGTTTTCCACTTTGTGTCTACTAGTGGAGAGTCAGTTGCGTCGACGAACACAGCACTAGGTAGCGTTATATTGGCTACCCAGTATAGGTCCACTGCTGCGGCGTTTACCAACAAGACCCAAATGTTGAATGAATACTTCTCATGTGACGGAAAACCTTCAGAAGATATTGCTCACCCGGTTGAGTGTGATCCAAAAGAGAATCCATTTAATGTACAGTACGTTCGAACAGGCAATGTTCCTGCAGGCGAGGACGAGAAGATGTATGATTTAGGCACTTTTAATTTTGCCACAGTTGGCTATCCTTCTGCCAGTGCTAATATAGGAGAACTCTGGGTTACTTACGATATTGAACTTCGTAAGCCCCAGATTGCTTCTTTGGCTGGCATTCAGGATGCCCACTATACAGGCAATGGTACATATGCTGCAGCGAACCCCATAGGAACTGCAGCACCATCATTGGTCTATGATAATATAGGCCTTACCATTAATTTTAGTGCCCGAACCATAGCATTTCCTCTATCCAATCAGACATCTAACTATGCAGTAACACTTGTCTGGCAGAGCGTAACGGCCTTTTCAGGCAATGGGTTCAATTTCGGAGCTTTCACTACCGGATTAAACATCTTCAGAGGTGCAGGAGCCTTTAATTCTGACTACACAGTGGGGACGGGGTCCGCCGTCACCACTCAGTTTGTCACAGTTACGGGTAACTCGTCTGGAGTGCAGCCGGTTATCACTTATAATATCCCGTCGACGCTGACGGGTGCCACCACATTGGATATTTATGTCTGGCAACTTAACTCCTCGGCCGTGTGAAGATAGCACGGATGGGGGCCTACCACGCGAAAGCGAAACTGATCACAACAGTTGGCTTGGTAGTGCGAGAGTTATCAAGGGGTTTCTTTCTCTTGCTCTCGAAAACTTTCAATCTTGAGGTATCCCTAACAGCCCTAGGCCAGGGTGGGACAATTTGGCGTGATACATGATCCATTGAAATACCAAAAA